AAGCTCAAGAAAACACACAACTTCAACAAGTTGACCCTACCTTAGTAGAACAAAGTGTCCCTGAGGCTTTAAAACCAAAAGGTAAAGCTAAATTTGGACAACGTATTTTAAATTTAGGTAAACAAACTATAAAACTTATTTTACCCAAATTAACGTCTTTAGCTAAAGAATATTCTATTGGTGAATTTGAAACAGCCCAAGCCGAAGCTACTACCCCAGAACAAATAGATGCTTTAAAACAACAATTTTGTCCTACACCTGATCAATTACAAAGATTAATAGACACTAGAAATAATATAGTAGGTCAACTTAATTCAATTGGAACTAAATTAAGTACTTTAAATTTTAGTATTGGGGGTTTACAAGATGTTACTAATACTTTAAAATCTCTTTTATCTTCAGTGGAAACAACTAAACTAGCAGCTTCTGCAGCTGCTAAAGTAGTACCTGTTATACCTGGTGCTGTCCCCGCTTTATTAAGTGATTTAGAAACTATTGATGATAAGGTTTTACCTTTACTAGAAAAAAATTCAGGAAGTATAAATGCTACAGCAGTTCCTACAGCAGTAGTCACCTCTATTATTAATAAAATAGTTAATGCTTTAGGCCAATTAGACTCTTTAATTTTATTATGTAATCCTAATTCAATATTAGATACTATATCAGATACTATAATTCAAACAGCTAATAATCAAAACCAAGCAGATGTTAATGATGGGTCTTATAAAGGGTTTACTTTCCAAATAGAAGAAGTACCTTTTAGTCCTACAGTAACTCGTAAAAGAGCTTTAGCTCTTAACCAGTCAGGAATTACTTTACTTCAGACTGAGCTTTCATTTACAGCAAACAATCAAACATTAATCGATGAACTTAAGCTAATAATTGACAGAGACGATTTAAAAGCTTTTTAATTTCAATATTTATAACAGATGAAACCAAGTGAATTAAAATCATTTATCAAAGACGCAGTAAGAGAAGCTATCCAAGAGGAATTAAAAGATATCCTTTTGGAAGCAGTTCGTGCTCCTAAAGCTCCAATCATTGAAACTCCAGTTGGAGTAGGTGGTTATGGAACAGTAACTACAGGTACCCCACTCCCAGCTCAACCAAGTGCTACATCAGCAGCTGAAAAAAGAGCTATGATGGAAAGTATTATGGGTGATATGAGAAGAGGACAAGATACTCTTTCATTTAACTCAATGGATGCTAGAGGAATGGGTGTAACTGCTAATACTTTACAAGTAACCCCAGGCATGAGTACTACTGGTGAAGGCTCAAAGCTACCAGAAGGTAATGTAGGTCTAGATATGATTATGGGATTAATGAAGGGAGGTAAATAATGGCATTTGGAGCACAAAAGATATTTCCAATTGATACCAAACCAGGAACGGCTGTTGGTGTTGCTATCCCTTTTAATGCTCCCGGTGTTTTTTATTCTACATATACTACAAAAGATGCTATAAGAACTAATTTAATAGATTTCTTTTTAACAGACCCTGGTGAAAGATATCTTAATCCTACATTTGGTGGTGGTTTAAGAAGTTTTATTTTTGAGCAAATTAGTTCAAATACTTTAGAAACTTTACAAGAAGATGTTCAAAGTAAAATTAATACATTTTTCCCTAACGTATTAGTAACTAATTTAGAAGTCCTCCAAGATCCTGATTACAATATTTTAACTGTGTCTATTACTTATAATGTAGTAGACACTGCAATATCAGACGAAATTCAAATAGCATTTAACTAATGGCCGTAAGACGTAACATACAATACCTTAATAAGGATTTTACTGAGTTAAGAGCTAGTTTAATCAACTATGCTCGTACTTATTTCCCTACAACTTATAACGATTTTTCTCCATCATCACCCGGTATGATGTTTATGGAAATGGCAGCTTATGTAGGTGATGTTCTTTCATTTTATCTTGATAACCAAATTCAAGAAACATATTTACAATATGCTCGTCAAACAAATAATTTATACGAATTAGCCTATATGTTTGGTTACAAACCAAACGTGACCCAAGTTGCTACAGTTGATATAGATTTTTTCCAACAAATCCCAGCTAATAGTTTATACAATAGCCCAGATTTCAATTATGCTCTATATGTGCCTGAAAATACAACAGTAATATCTACAGCATCCGGTAGTGTATCATTCTTAATCCAAGACCCAGTTGATTTTAGTGTTTCATCTTCGGGAGATCCTACCGAAATAACTGTATACCAAACTTCAGGAAATACTGTAAACTTTTATTTGTTAAAGAAAACTAGAAAAGCTATTTCTTCTACTATCAATACTACTACGTTTTCATTTGGTGTCCCTGAACAATTTCCAACTGTAGAAATCAGTTCCCCAAATATTGTAGGGATTTTAGATATAGTAGATTCTGATGGGAATACTTGGTATGAGGTAGATTATTTAGCCCAAGATACAGTATTTGATTCTATCAAAAATACTAATACAAACGATCCTAATTTATCACAATACCAAGGTGATACTCCTTACCTTCTTCAACTTAAACAAGTACAAAGAAGATTTATTACTCGTTTTTTAAATAGTACTACCCTTCAACTTCAATTTGGTTCTGGGACTACTAATGACACAGATGAAGAAATTTTACCTAACCCAGATAACGTTGGTTTAGGTTTACCCTTTGAAGTAGATAAGCTTACAACAGCCTTTTCTCCTCAAAACTTTATTTTAACTAAATCATATGGTATAGCCCCGTCAAATACTACTTTAACTGTAAGATATTTAACAGGTGGTGGGGTTGGTGCAAACGTGCCTGCTAATACAATTAATACAATATCTAGTGGAAATATCCAATTTTTAAACAGTTCTTTAACAGCAGTTACTGCTAATTATATATTTGGAACTTTAGCAGCCAATAACCCAGCCGCCGCTGATGGTGGTGGGGATGGGGATACAACCGAAGAAATTAGACAAAACTCCTCAGCAAATTTTGCAACTCAACTTCGTAATGTAACCCAAGACGATTACTTAGTTAGAGCACTCTCTTTACCAGCTAAATATGGAGTTATTTCTAAAGCTTATATTGAACCTACTAAAGCCCAATCAGTAGCTTCAGGAGCCGCAGCTTCAATACTTGATTTATATATTCTTTCTTTTGATAATAGTTCTAAATTAAGAACAGCTTCTTTAGCACTTAAGCAAAACTTATCTACTTATCTCTCTCAATATAGAATGGTAAATGATTCAATCAATATTAAAGATGCTTTTATTATTAATATTGGGGTTAATTTTGATATTATAGTACTTCCTAATTTTAATTCAAATGAAGTATTAACTAAATGTATTTTAGCTTTACAAGATTTCTTTGCTATTAAAAATTGGCAGATTAATGAACCTATTATTTTAAGAGATGTTTATTCTGTTATAGATAATATTGAAGGAGTACAAACTGTTAAAAATGTATTAATATCAAATAAAGTAGGTAGTTCATTAGGTTATTCACCTTATGCTTATGATATAGCAGGAGCCACTATAGGAAATGTTGTTTACCCATCATTAGATCCATCAATATTTGAAGTAAAATACCCTCAAACTGATATTCAGGGTAGAGTAGTAACACTATAAAACAATGGCTATATATAAAATTTTCCCAGAAAAAGACGCTACAATGTATTCATTGTTCCCTGCTATGAATACAGGGTTAGATGAGATATTAGATGTAGGTAATTTAAATCTTTTAACAAATACTAACCCCCAAGTTTCAAGAGCTTTAATTAAGTTTAATCAGGATGATATTAACAATACCTTTACTGGTCTTATAAAAAATTCAAACTGGACTGCTAATTTAAAATTGTTTATAGCTACTGCTCAAAGTATTGATACTGATTACCAATTAGAAGTTTACCCAGTTTCAGGTTCTTGGACTATGGGAACTGGTAAATATTTAGATAATCCTATTGCAACTAATGGTGTAAGTTGGAAATGGAGAACCTTTGTAAATGGAGCTGCTTGGCCTGTTAGTGGTTTACCTCAATTTGTAACTGCATCTTACTCAGGATCAAATCTTGGGGGTGGAGTATGGTATACAGGTTCTACTCATGCTTTGCCTGTAACTTCAAGCCAAACATTCAATTATCGTTCTGATAAAGATTTAAATGCTCCTGTTAAAGGGATAGTAGCTGCTTGGTATAGTAGTTCAAATGCTATAGGTAGTGCTACAAATATTGCTAATGAGGGATTTTTAGTTAAGTGGGAAGATGCTATTGAATTCAACCCAAACCCACCTATCCAACCTGTACTTCAGTACTACTCAGTAGATACCCATACTATTTATCCTCCTACTTTAGAGTTAAAGTGGAATGATTTTACTTTTAATACAGGCTCGTCTACTCAAACTATCTTAACTGATCCACAGGCTTACATTTCTATAATGGATAATGAAGGATTTTTCTATCCTGAAAGTATTCAACAATTTAGAGTAGATAGTCGTCCTCAATTCCCACCTATTATATTTCAAACTGCCTCTATCTATACCACTAATTACTACTTACCTACAGCCTCATATTGGGCTATTAAGGATTTAGATACTAACGAGTATGTGATTGATTTTGATACAACTTATACTAAAATAAGTGCAGATGCTTCCTCTAGTTTCTTTACAGTTTATATGAATGGTTTGCAACCTGAGAGATATTATACTATCCTAATTCAAACTACTATTGGTAGTACTACTAGAGTATTTGATAGCAATTATAACTTTAAAGTTATTAATGGGTAATGGCTCAACAAGTTAAATTAATAAAAAGAGTATATGATAAAAATCAATACCAAAAGGTAATTGATACTTCTTTTACTCAACTTGTTCAACCTGTCACTACCCC